CTTGCGCTATCCATTTTAAACCTTACATCAGTGAGTTGATTTTAGCGATTGAATTGGAAATTCTTGTTTCCAGCAAAAGAATAGCATCTTCCAATTGCCCACACAAGGTAAGAATTGGAGCTGGTGTGTATTTGGGCGGCTCAGTTGCAGCCATAAATTTAGCGTTTAGTTTACGCCATTCTCCATTAGGGATTGAAGTAAATTCTAACGCTTCATTCAAACCTTTTAAAATTTTATTAGGCTTACGACTACGCTTATAACTCCCTCTCTTAGTACCGGGCTTTACGCCACGCTTTTTTGCTTTCTTAGCCATCACTGCGCTCCCCATCCTGTTGCAGCGGGAGCTTTGGGCTGTTCTGCTTCATTCTTAACCTCTCCCTTAACTTCAGGTTCCTTAAATGCTTTAAGACGCTTGTTTAGGTAGTTGATACGTTCGATTTTAACATCAGTGTTGTCATGCAATCCGTAACCATGCCAACAAATAAGCTGCTCAATTTCATCCTCAGTCAAGTTTACTGCTTTAGTATCCATTTTAAATAAATCCTTTATCTAATGCCAGCCATTCTGGCATTGTAAATGTTTCATCTTCATTGTTTTCAACCATTGACTTAGGAACCCAAGTTCTTTTTTCGCTAGGTGTTGTGTCCCCCTTTTTAGTTTCCATTGTTCCATCAAAAAGTAGATAAGCGTTATCTGTCTCATGACGGATTACAGCGGAAATATCTATGAGTTGTTTTTTCATTTTAACCGTATTCTTGCCCATAATTATTTAAAACTTTAGCTATCCATTCTGCGCGTTCTTTAGCTGACAATATAGCTCCATCCGTATAACCTATTTCAGCATCAGAAGGTTCATCAATAGTACAAATAACAAACCATGCCGATAAACCATTAATACAAGAATATTGTGTTTCAATATTCCAACTTGTACCAAACATAGCTGGTTTAGCTACATACATTTTAATAACTAAACTTAGGTGGAGCATTCATGGCTTTTTCTACCAATGCCCCAAAGTGAGGAGGTTCAAAATCGTCCAAATTACCTGTACGATTGCGAGCCATTACATTATACGTTCCGTTACATTGGAATGATAGGACTTCTCCAGCTTGACCGGGTACAGGGCCTTTATACAATCTTAAAATAAAATCGTATAAATGAGGTACATCAATAGGCAAAACTTTACCGGGAAAGTATGGCCTAAACAATGACTGACCTTCAACGTCAGCCAATTCTTCTTTGCATACTAAGTAAACATGCTTGTAGCGAGTGTAATAGAGTGTACGCAAATGGTTCATTGTATTAGTAGCCATTTCACCATATGCTGCCATACCGTGAACCTTCTTACCGCTGGAACTAGTACCAGATAGAGCAGCGTTTAAATATACGTCTGCCATTTGGCTACCGCTATCAATGCCTAGGGTATCGAAGTTTTTAGTTTCAGCACTTTCAAAAAACCATTTAAAAAATTCGTCAATGCGCTTAGCTGTATAAGCGTCATATGTGGGAATATTGCTACCGCGCATTGACAGCAAACCAGCCTCAGTAGCTAACAACAATGGGCGAGGAGCTGTATTGAGCAATGGTGTTTTGCCAGTACCAGCGCGACCATAGACGATACTCTTAATCCCAAAATTCTGAGCGTGCTCATGTGCCGCCTTTAAATCTCTAATGTCCACAGTCTATTTCCTTTTGAGCGTTAGCTATTTGCTTAGCTCTGATGGCTTGACTTTTTAATTTCATACATGGCTTACATTTACATTTGTATCCGTGCGGCCATTTATCAGGCTTGCTCAGTCTAGCAGTATTTCTATCTACCCAAGTTTTGCTTCTTTTTAGCCCTTTGTTTGCTAATGAAAGTCTTAACTTCATTTCATTAGTTAAAGGAGCGCGTTTAGAACTATGCTTTCCTAATCCAGATAAACTTTGTTTCTTTTTAGTTTCTTCGCTAAACTTTAAACCTAAATTGCTATTTGGAATTTTACGCTTATTGTAACCCAATTCTGGTTTAGTACAATCTGTTAATTTAATCCAATAAGCTTCGCGCTCAAGTAAATTTTCTTTGCTGCAAAATTCAATACTATCAAAAGAAAAGCTACCAAATCCTAGTTGATTGTAGGCAGATTGCAAATGTTTATTTGGATGCTCCCCAAGCTTTAGTTTTTTCTTATGAGCTTTGATTCTGTTACTTATATGAACAGATGACCCAACATAAATTTTAAAGTTTATCAGATTGGTTATTATGTAAATACCAGACAGAGCATGATCTCCAGCAGCTTTAAGGTCGCGAATATCCATTATTCACCATTACTTGTAGTTTTAGACTTAAGGTCTCTAATCATATCTTCGCGCATAGCCTCAGCATGCTTCTTAAGACGCCAAGCAATATCTTCACTCATGCCACGATTTTCATTTTTAAATCCTAAAGCTGCTGCAAAAATACCCACAACTTGCATTTGAGCAGACAATATTTCATTTTGCTGACGCAACCGCTGAATTTCTTCAGCACCAAGCATCATAGTATTAATCTTATCTTGATCGGTTCCGGCTACCATTATTTCTTTCCCTTTCGCGGCTCTTTAATCTCCAGCGTAGGAGCAGCCTCAGTAATCGTCAACATTTCAGTAATTACATTTAAAGCTGTGCTAGCAAACTGGCTACCCTTGTCTTTATCTTCCATCAGTTGACGGTATTCAGTAAGGAGAAAATTAGGTTTCCAAGACACCAGCCTATCGGCAATTGCCGTACCAGAAGGCCCCATAGCGGATAATTTTTCAAGTGTAGCTTCTACAGTATCATTATCAGCCAGATTATAGTTGTATTTCACTCCAGCCTTTAGCTCATACCCATTGCCAAGCTCTTTGTTGTTCATGCCTTCAGACTTAGCAGGAAAAGCACGGCTGACAATGTACTTACGCAAATCCATTTCTTCAGCTTTAGCTATTTCAATAGCCTGCTTCTTCTCTTGCCACAGCATAAGCAATTCATCCTCTGACATTGCATCAAGAGGGTTGGATGGAGCAGCCATAGCAGCGTCATTGACATCTGGAGCAGGGCCAGTAGGCCACCCCTGAGCGGCTCCTGTAGGGCCAGTGTAAGGTTCTACAATATATCCGCCGCGATTGCTAACGTTATGGTCAGCGCAAAAAGCGCACATACGAATTGGATTATCGTTATGTCCGCGCCAGCCAACAACGCTAACAGCAGGCTTGTTACATGGGATATAAAACTGTGAAGAATTTAATGAAGCTTCTTCACAGCAATGAGCGTTGGCTTTTAAACCCTGAGCGGCTTGAGGTTGCGGCCACGAATTAGTAATGTTATTTGGATTAGGCCATTCACTCATTTTAATTCCCCTTAGGCCATGCTGGCCCATTTTGCTTCATCATGCGAGTAGCCAAGCTATCAGAAGCAGCGTGGAGCGTAGTTCCAACTTCAGCAGCCAGCTTGGTATCAAGCTTACCTTCTACATGATTAAATACACCAGCACGATCAAACAACATAGCAATCTTGATATCAATCATATCCAGAAAACTATCATCACTTTCATCGTATTGATCGATTGGCAATGCTCTGGAATGAGCATACAAATAAGCTCTACGCATTTGAGTACGCACTTCAGTATAAACAGCACGGCTATCAGGGTCTAAACCTTTTAGTACATCACGAATGTCCGGCATTATTTATTCCCTCATTTTGAGTAGCCGCAACCATGACAGCCGGGAAAAGGCAAGTCAAGCTAAAAACTGTACTTGACTGCAAAATAATTTTAAGCAATCTTGCGCGGCATGGCACAAAACACAGAAAAAACTCGCTCCAGCGTCACACTATACGGTGAGGACGCTGCGTTGCTCCATAAGCTTAAAGAAATATTGCAAGCTAAGCATCCTGTTAAAATGTCACTTACCGATGTAGTTCATGTAGCTTTGAATAAGCTGTATGAGCTTGAGACTAATAACTAATCCCCACACTTAAGGCATCACCTATGAATGTGGGCATGTATTTATCAGTCCCTGAAGAATTGCGCTTGCTTCCTAATTGGTTGCTATGGCGCTTAGAATATCCTAATGACCCTGATAAGAAGCCTAGCAAGGTTCCATACCAAATTAACGGCTTTAAAGCTAGTGTAACCAATTCTAACCATTGGGTTACATTTGAAGTAGCCTTTAGTCAGTTGTCGCTAGGCGGCTATGACGGGTTGGGATTTGTTTTTACAAATACAGATTATTCAGGAATTGATTTGGATGACGCCAGCACTCTGGCTGATGGTTCTCCTAATCCTAATTATCAAGCTGACTTAAATCGTCAAATTAAAATTGCCCATGAGTTTGATAGCTACTCAGAAACCAGCCCTTCTGGTAAAGGCTTACATATTATCGTTAAGGGTAAAGTAGCTGATGGAAAGCGAACTAACTATATAGAGCTTTATCCTTCAGGCCGTTTCTTTACTATGACGGGGCAAGTCCATAATAACAAGCCTATCAAAGAATGCCAAGAATTACTTACGCTTCTTTGGTCACAAATGGGGGGAGTTTTAAACTCTACTCCTGCAATAGCTAGTCAAGCTGAAGCTCAATCTGATGAAGAAATTTTAAATTTGGCGCGTACACATAACGCTTCTACTTTTATTGACTTAGAGGCAGGTATTTGGATTGGCTCATACCCTTCTCAATCTGAAGCAGATCAAGCTTATTTAAATATTGTAGCTTATTACACTAATAATAAAGCTCAAGTTGAGAGAATTTTTCGCAAATCCAAGCTTATGCGGGATAAGGTAAACACTAATAAAAAATATCTTCCGCGCTCTATCAATACAGCATTTGACCAAAAAGTCAATCTTGTCAACTTAGAAGGGTTAAAAAATCAATTTGATGCGGCATCGTCTAATGGTAAGACAGCAGCCTTTGACGCTGAGAATGGTGGTTCAACTCCATCTGCCGTAGCCAATGGAAGCGTAGCTCAACGGTTAGAGCCAAGTCCTCATAAGACTTCAGATGTAGGTTCAAATCCTACCGCTTCTACCATAATTCCTCCACCGGGATTGATGGGAGAAATAGCTTCATTTATTTATGCCTCATCCCCCCGCCCCGTTCCAGAAGTCTCACTAGCTGCCGCCATTGGGCTTATGGCAGGTATATGTGGGCGAGCATATAATATATCTGGTACTGGCTTAAATCAGTATGTTCTTTTGCTCGCAATGACTGGTGCTGGCAAAGAGGCTATGGCTGAAGGTATTGACAGGCTCATGGCTGAAATTAAAATGCAAGTACCAACTAGCACTACTTTTATTGGGCCATCTGAAATTAGCTCAGGATCAGCACTATTTAAATACTTAGGTAATACCAGCCAATCATTTGTTTCATTGCTTGGCGAATTTGGATTAAGAATTAAGCAGCTATCCGCTCCTAATGCCAATGGCGCTGAAGTTAGTCTTAGACGAATGATTTTAGATTTATATAATAAATCAGGAAACAATAGAACATTAGCGGCGTCTGCTTATTCTAAGAAAGAGGATAGCACAAATTCTGTTCCGTCACCTTCATTTAGTATTCTAGGTGAAAGTACACCAGAAAAATTTTATGAAGTTCTCAATGAAGATATGATTAGCGAAGGTTTGCTTCCTCGTTTTCTTCTCATTGAATACAAAGGTGGCCGCGTCCCCAATAACGAAAATCGTTCTAATGTAGCTCCTACTATTAGTTTGATTACGAAACTAGCAGCATTGACCGCGCAATGTGAAAGCGTTAATCATTCTAATCCAAGGCGAGTTATGAATGTTCAAGCTGATGAGGCAGCTGCTAAGTTTCTATATGATTTTGATAAGCTTGCTGATGCTAAAATTAATGGAGCAGATAAGGACGTTATTCGTCAGCTTTGGAACCGTGCCCACATTAAGGTTATGAAGCTAGCTGCTCTTGTTGCGGTTGGTGAAAATATGATTGAGCCTATTATAAACATACATACTGTTAATTGGGCGGCTGATTTAGTTAAGAATGATATATCTACTATTACAGCAAGGTTTGAGGCTGGAGAGATTGGCGGAAATACTTATGAATTAAATCAGTCTAAAGACATTACAAAAGCTATTAGAGAATATGTAGAAAGAGACTTTGATTATGTTAAAAAATATGGTGCTGTTCAAAAAATGCACAAGGATAAAATAATAACTAGTACATATCTAAGTTTGAAGCTTTCTAAGATAGCTTCATTTAGAAATGATAGGCTTGGAGCAACAGCCGCTTTAAAGCGTTCAATACAAACTTTGATAGACAATGGTAAACTTATAGCTGTTTCTTCTATTGAGTTGTCTAGCAAATATGACACAACTCAAAAGTCTTATTATGTCCATCCTTCTATTCTGGATCAGTAATTAAATTGCGTATAGTATAAATAGTATGGGAAAAAACGCCGTTTACTATGCGTAAGTCATTGAAAATGCCATACTATTTTCGATTTAGGATATTTTCCCATAGTATGGCTCTTAATACGCTCGCTCGCTGCCTCTCTTAGCCCTTTTCTTCTCTCTATACTATTTTATACTATTATATAAAAGATAGAAAAAAGAAAGACTTAGCCACCCTAAGCAAAATACAAAATGTACAAAGGAATTGTTGATATGGCTGAGCTTAAAATTTTAAACAATAGGTCTGGAATGATTTTTAATCTGATAAAGAAAAATCACATGGCTGTGATGATAAGAGAAGGTCAAGATGCGAGCCAAACTTTTACAGACGCTTCTACATTCATTGACAAAGAGCAAGCTAAACAAATTATGATTTATCTTTCTGAATTTATAAGTTATGATGGAAAGAGTGATTAATCAATCAATCATATGGAGTGTGAGAAATGAAAGATGATGACTTGAATGATACACAGCAAACTAATGTGGGCAGACAATCAAACTATTGGATTAGGGAGAAAGAACCTAGTGTATATGAACGTGAAATATGGAATGCTGCTATTGAGGCTGCTGCTAAAGTGATAGATGATTGTAATCATGAAGGCCCATATAATTCTATTGGTGGAGCTAGTAGAATAAGGACGTTAAAGAAGTGAGTAAAGGAAAGCACATATCCTACGAATTGAAAGTAGCTATGTGTGCTGACTATCTCATTGGATTATCACTGGAGGAGCTTAAGCAAAAGTATGGCGGCTCAGCGGTCAATATAAGTAAATGGATTGCAGCTAGGAAATGTTTCAAATTAAGGAAACCTCAAAATGTCAGACAGACTAATAATCAAAGCAACATTCTTGCTTGACGAAAAATTGCGTACTAATAATTTAAAAATTAAAATGTTAGGTGAAGAAGCTCAGATGTTTGTTGACAATGGGCATAGCCGAAACGGAACTAAGAAGTTCGCTCATTTTAGAATGGATCAAAAGGCAATGAGACAATTAATGGAGTTTTTACAAAATAATTTAAAATAATGGTTGACGGTAATCAATTGCACGTCTATAACTACATACATCGAAATGGCAATACCGCCGCAAACTTTGGAGGCTCTAATGGAAGTCACTTTCACAATCTTCGCTCGTAAGACTTCTGGTGAAGTATTCGAATGCTTTCATTGGTGCCGTGATGCGCAGTCTGGGGTTAGCCGCGCATTTACTGACGCAAAGCGCTTTGGTGTTAATATTGCCGAAGCTTGGGCGCAGGACAGCTTTGGTATTGCCTTTATTAAGAAAGTGGAGGCTTAAAGATGAAATTTGAATGGACTAAAAAAGACGCGCAATATATTGCTGAAATTGGCAATATAACTTTAGTGGCGTCTCCTGATAGTATGAATTACGGCAAAGCTAAAAGGGGAACTAAATGGCGCGCTCAATGCTCCATTTGGGATGAAAAAACTAGAACTATGTCAAGATACGGAGAAGATATTTATTGTAAGTTATTTAACAGTTATCAAGAAGCTAAAGAAGCTGCTGAAGAAATTTATAATAATAGCTTGACTTAACTTTTAAATCCGTACATAATCAAATCATCAAATGGAGAATGTAAAATGAAAATGGTAGCAATGGGTAATAAGAAGAAGCAGTTTAAGTCTATTCGCCTTGCAGCTGAGGCTGCTGGAGTTCCCTACATGACTTTCTACATGCGTTTGCGTGCTGCTGAGAAGCAGGGTGGATTGGGCTGGAAGGTTGGCAAGTCTATGAAGCAGCCGGTTAGGAAGTATCAGAAGGTGGAGGGATAAATGAACCAGAAGCAGCGCGATA